AACCAACTCGTCGGCTTCGAGTTTGTAAGCAACGTGCGGGTGGAGCTTGATGGTTTCCCAATCATGATCCGCCACACTGTTAACTCCCGGCATAAACCTCACATCACCTACTGCGTAAACTCCTGGTACCTTATTTTCGATCAACATTTCCGATCCTCCGTTAAGGATCGACGATAGGTTAGGTCAGGGACCGGCGCAAAAACCGGCCCCCAACCTCCTATGGACCCCGAACGGAAACGGCAAATGTTTAGATGCCGTCGCCGCGTGCGATCGAGAGCGGGTAATAGATGAGGACGCCGCCAAAACGGGAATGGCAGTTGATCTCATATTCCAGGCCGCGCTCTTGAACGGGGAACTGTTCGAAGTCTTGTGGGACTTCTAAGGTGAGTGCATCTGGGTCACGGCGATATACGAGCATAGAGTCAGACGAGCTAACGCCTGCACCTTTCATTTCATTCAGCCAATCGACTTGCTTAATGAAAGGGTTATTTTTGAGGAAATACTCAAGAATCGTGGTGTCAGAGTTCGCCGAGCGTGCGGTCGACGAAATGTAGCTGTACTGAGCCAATGGAATCAGCGCAGTGTCAGGCATCTCGACGCCTTTGGTCGTAACAAACGGGGTGTTCGCAATCAGATTCATATCGCGAAGGATTTGGTCAGGCGTTTTAGCCGTCCAAAGCGAAGACGAGCCAGTACCGTCAGCGGGAACCGAAACGACCGTAATGTTTGGGTTAGTCAAAAAACCGCTCAAACCATGCGACACGTCGCCTTGGAATGCCAAGCTGTTTTCCAATTGCATGATAGCGCGTTTTGCAGCGTTTGCACGGCGTTGCTCCAAAGGTTTTCCAACCAATTTCGCAGCGCGGATCTCTTGGATGTTGTAGCCGTAGCTAGCGCCCAAAGAGCGGACCGGTGCCGTGAATTGTTTGCCTTTGATATCAGCGCGGGGCAGGTCATTGGCGTAGTTCGAAATCAACTTAGCCACGCCCAGATGGTCGTATTGGCTATAGGTGATCGACTCAGCGCCCGGGCCAGCTTCATAGCTGATTGGGAGCAAAGAGCGGGCTTTTAGGTCCGCATACTTAACGTCATACGATTTCGATTTAATAAACTCGAGTTCACGGGCGAAAAAGATTGTTTCGCCTGCGTCGAGTCGTTGTTTCTTTTCAATACTCATTTTCATGTTCTCCTAATTTTCTCTGATTAAGATGAGAGGTTTAAGTCGACAGCAGCAAAGCCGCCTGCCGAAGCCGAGTTTACATACACAGCGCCGACGAGTTGAGCCGCCGATGCCGAGTCAGCCGAAGCGCGGAATGCGCCGAGCTGCGTAAAGCTGCCCGAAGCAAAACGAACGAATACTGGGCTAGCTTGCGTAACTGCTTCTTCAACTTGAACCCAGATGCGGCCTTTGCGGAGCACCGAAATGTCCGAGCCTTTTGGGTTGTTAACAACGCCAGTAAGCAAAGCTTGCTCTTTGGTTTGCGAGAGTACCGATACGCCCAAGATTGCAGCAACGTCACCTGACGATGCGGGCAATTTAACTTGGCCGTCTACCGAGCTACGAGCAAGCGCTAAGCCGTAGCCTACGCCTGCCGATTCAGTAACATCCACTGCGCTAACAACGTCGACCGCTACGGCGGAATCGTAAAGCATTCCTGCCATTGCTGCCGATTGATTGATTGAATAACTTGTCTGACTCATGTTTATTTTCCTTTCCGAAAATAGTTATTTAGTAACCGAAGACCCAATCGGCTTAGTCCACGCCGCTTTATTGTCTTCAATCATTTTCATACGTGCCGCATCCGCATCCGGTGTCCCTGCATCTTTTCGCGCGTGGACAATGGCAGTGCCAAGCTCACGGCGATTAGCTGCGACCGCACCCAGACGCTCCTCGATGTGGTCATAACGAGCATTGATGTAATCCGCCGTCTTGCCATCGAGCGCGCTCTCAGGGCTATCGGCTTTAATGATTTCTTTCTTAATCTCAAGGTCCGACATCTCGTCGAGTTTCACGGCCGTAGGAAGCATGCGTCCTGCGACTGCGAGAACTTTAATGCGAGCAGCGACGAGAGCTTTAAGTGTCGTCTCATCCATAGAATCGGTGCGGCTCTCTTTGAGTTTTTTAATCTCAGACTCGAGCGCATCGCACTTGGCTTGCATGGCGTCTTTTTCTTTTGCCATTGCCGCCATTGCAGTTTTGTCGGCTTCAGCAGGAGCGGCGGCCGGAGCAGCGGCAGCAGCAGGAGGAGGAACCATTGGTTTACCAGCGGCGTCCATTCCCACAGGTTGTCCAGGCACGTCTTTGGTCTCAGGATGGGTAGCTTTCATAGCATCCATCTCTTTTTTCATGGCGTCGTGAGCGGCTTGCATTTGAGCCATTCCTGCCATTTTTGCATCCATATCTTTTTGATGCGCACCGAAGGCTTCAGCAAGCTCCGGGTGAACATCAAACTCTTTGTCACCGATTTTCATTTTAGCCATTTTGTCGGCCTCCTTATTTTCGTCGTTTCCATTAACTAGTACGGCGTCGCCTGCATCCAAGTGCAGCTTGACCTCCGCGCCTGCCCGACCACGTGGGACGATTGCCAAGTGGTTGTAAACAATGTTTCTTTGAATCGCGTCGTAGTGCTCGCCCTCGTAAACTCCGGGCGTCGGATCAAGCTCGCACTCGTATCCGCACGATAGCTCTTGCATCCCGCGCTCAACCTCCGAGATGGTCGCCTTATCGATTACGGTCGCAAAGATTTGCACAAACTTGTCTTCGATCCGCTCAACTTGGTCGCCGGTATATCCGACTGACAGCGCTTTAGCGTTCGATGCGTTAACGAAACCCTCGGCGGGGTGTTGATTCGTCATCGGGACGTTTGCAAGCGTCCGCATCGAGTCCGCGTTAAATACTTCTTCGGGCGGGCGAAGCTCGGCGATTACCTTGCCGTCTTTATCTCGGTACTTCAGTACGCCGATGCGGGTCGCGTATGCAGGCGCACGCAAAAAGCCCTGAGATGTAATCTCGGCCTTTCGAAATCCGGTGCGGTCATATCGGCGGACGTTTTTTGCACTCATCAGTAAAACCAATTTTCGGCTACTAAATTTAATTTCTCAAATTTCGATGCGCGATTTACTGATCGGTGTCGTCCACTAAATCCTCAAGTACGGGTTCGGCGTAGCATCTGCATTGATAATCTTGGCCCGGATGTCCGACCGCGGGCGGAGAATCCCAATCAAACTCTTCGCCTTCTAATTGGTGTGTATCTCGCACGCGCTCATCCATCGCGGTTCGCCAGATATAGCTCTTTACGCCGATTTCACTTTGGCGCTGCTCAGTTAATTGTCCATTTAATTTAGACACTTGGTCACGCGCGATAAAATCCGCGCGAGAATCTGCAACGCCTAAACGGTCCTGTATATCGTCTGAGATTTCCTCCCACCTTAGACCGTCTTTAAATCCTGACGTGACTGTGTCTTCGATTTGAGAAAAGAGTGTGTCTGACAGCGTCTTGATGAGCTTTACGTTTTGAACGGCGAAGTCATCGATTAACAAATCAAGCATCGGGTCGGTCGTAAATAGGTCGATACCCAAGACTGACTTAATTTGTTTGTCGAGGTTTGCTTGGTTTAGGTCCGAGGTTTCGCCTGCCGCTTTTCTTGCGATTGCATCAAGCATGTTACCCGTGTAAATCGTTTGGCTAACGACTCTGATCTTATTGAGCTCACCGAATACGTCGCCAAAGAGTGTGTCCTGACGGCGCTTTGGATAAAGCTTTTCCGCCCTTGCGGCAAACATCGGCAGCTTTGGGATAAACTTTGTTTCAACCTCATGCTTAATGAGCGCAATGATCCGGCGTAACTCACGCTGATAACTGCGCTCGGCGCGCTTCGGGTGTATCGCTGCCGGAGGCCGTTTTAGTCTTTTCTTACCGACAAGCGCGCGCCTAACCTGCTTTTCGGCAAACGAGCCGGACCTCATGGCATCTGCGGTTCGACGCATCCCGATCCATCGGGCCCGCAGTCTTTACCGGACTCCCATGACCAAATCTTTTCCAAGTTTACGTTATGCTGCACAAACTCGTCCGGGTCTTCAGTGTCCGGCGCGGGCGGCGTGATCTTGTTTTCGTTTTTGGCTACCGTAAGTGTCGGGTCTTGCTCGACGTTGCCATAAACCATCGTGAGACCTTCGATCGGCCCATCGAATGCTTTAAAGCCCGACATGCCTTTTGCGTCTCTTACGCGGGTTACTTTGCCGTTAGTAATGATCGATTGGAGCTTTCGCACGGGCTCGCCGTCTACCTTGGACACAAACCCGGGTGAGGGGGTGTTTGCGGCGGGCTTTGGGTTTTCTTCTTCGGCAGGCGATACCGGGAGCGGATCCTCTACCGCGGGCTTAGATATACCAGACTGATCGGGAGCGCCCGCCTGTGCCGCGGGTTTACCAGCGTAGTCAGGCATCGATGGGTAGCCCATGATTTTTGAGCTATCCCGCATACTCATATCTATGACGGTATCTGTCGAATATTTGTCGCCGCCAAAGCGAGAGCGCGCTACCTCGTCGGGGTCTAGTACCTGCGTCTGTAAATAGATTAAGTCTTTTTGCGCGACGGTAAGCTGCATCTGCGCTTGCTCGGTCTCAGACATCTGCCAGAGCGGCACAAATTCATAATCCCATTTGTCGGGGGTTACTCCGCCAGTCGGGCCCTGCTTAGATAAAAACAAATATCTAAACAAAGTATCGAGCACGGGACGCAGCACAATCTTTTGCTGATTCTTTACGTAATCGTACCAGTTACGCTCCTCGGAGCTACCGTCAGCGCCAAGTCCCGAAGGGCTCTCGCCTAAGATTTTAGTGTGCGGCATTCCAGACGCTACAACTAAGCGGGAGTTAGCTTGCTTCATTACCTCGGGCACGCCTGACAATGACTTAGATTGGTGCTCAAACTTTTCCTCCATATCGAGGACTATGGATTTAATGACTGACTTCGAATAGTTCACAAGCTCAAGCCGCTCTTTAACTAGATCCTCACGGCCCGCGGCCATGTTATCGGCCAGGTTTCGAATCTGAAACACGCCTACCGAGAAATCTTGCAGTGCAGACACGGCCGAGTCGTGGGTCGAGTTATAATTTTTAATCGCGTTCAAAGTCCGCGTAAAAACCGAATCACCCCACCATTGATTTTGAATGCGTAAACGACGTGGGAGTAAAACACCGTCAAAACGCAGTAAGCGGCTATGGTGAATATAACGAGCCACAAAATCCGTAGGCTGCGACGTTTGAAGCCGGTAGATTTCAGGTTGTCCGAAAAACGGCGAGTCCAAGTTTGAATTGATTTGGTACGGGATAAGCTCATAACGAGATAGCACCGTGAGTGATTTGATCGAATAGATCCGATCCTCTTGCACGGGGTACTGAGGATCAAGACCGTCGTCGATCGTCATGTAAATGCCCGAGCCGCCATACATGCGGGCCCATTTCCAGGCTTCTTCTAATCGGCTTCGAGCGCCAAGTTGATCGAGCTTAGCCATGACATCGGATTCTAAATCCTGATCCATCTGCTTTATTTCGATCCACTCTCTGAGAGCGTCTTCGGGCAAAAGGTCAATGATCTTGGCCGAGATATCGTCTGACGCATAGAGCGTCTCGACATCGATTTCGGTCATCTTGGAATAATTCCAGTCGTTTTCGATGCGCTTGTCGCGGCCCTTAACGCCTAAACCCGAAAGCAGGTTAGTCCAGCCGTCTAAATGCCGTTTCATTTTCGAAGTATCGAGCAAACCCTTAGCCATGTGCCCAAGTATGCCTTGCGGGCTACGTCGCCGCAAAAATGGCAGCTTAAAGCTCTAGTGCCTCAGCTAATCTCGGGAGCGGGTGAGTAGATCCGAAGTAAGTTTGCATGATCTTAACTAGCCCCCCGCGCCTTAGCTTTGCCTCAAGACGCCAGAATGCCAAAAGAATCTGAGACATGACCGCATACGCTTTGAGTACGCCGTTTAAATCGTCGCGCGAGAGCTTCATTACGATGGTCTCAAGCCTGACCCAGTTTAAAAGCGCATTAGAAGTCTCGCCTACGGGATCAAAAAACGCCCAAAACGTCCCGAGCGTTAACCATAAAAACTCATAAGGGGTAGGGGCGTAGCCTGCCGCGATTTTATAAGCCGCTACGTCAATGCCTTGCCGCCAGTCTTTTAGCTCGGGATTCTCTGGGTCTTCAGCATTAAACAGGTAGCCGGTTTTATCCCCGCGGGCGCAAATCTGGCGAGCGATTGCGGGCTCGTCAATACAGACCGACAGAGCAGTCACACCCAAGTACTCATCAAACGATGCGTTGCCCACGCGTCCGGGGTTTCGGTAATAGAGGCCGCCGTCTTTTGCTGACGGCACTTCTAAGTCCCGAATATATCTCGTCACCGCTTCGCGCGTAGCTTTTGGGTTAGTCTGCGTAATCACGCCGACCTTACTGCGAAGTATCTCAAGCTCTGCTCTAAATAGTGTGGCGTTGTCGATTGGAGCTGTGCGCCTGATAAATGGTGGGAATGCGGCTATCTCTAGCCCTTCAACAATTCCCATTCCGCCGTCTTCGCATACATAACTTGCATACGCTTCGGCGAGTATCTCATTCGCTTTTGTTTTCATTCGGTCGGCTTGATTCGTCGTCGTCATCGGATACGACTCTAGGGACTTCGGTCCAGGCCGTCCAATTTAGCAGCGTGCCCATGATATTGTATGCGCGCGTCCGGTATTCCAATACAAGACGCACGCGGCCCGTGCCGACTTTGCGCTCAATCCATCTCATTTCGACAGTACCCTCGGTCATGTGGTTTTTTCCCCGTAGACCTTGGCGAGTGCTTCATCTGCCCACTGCGCGTCTCTGCGTCTTTCCACAGCCTCAGTCAGCGTCTCCACCGCGTCTAGTAGTTCAATCGCTTGATCTTTGTGCAAGTAGGACCGCTCCGCGCATATTGCTCGCCACAACTTTAGCTTTTCTTTGGTCAGCATGCCTTTACCGGACCTTGGCAAAACGGACAAACAAGTGATCCCTCACTCCATAGGGCATTAAATACCTCAAACCAAGTGCCGCACTCATCGTCCGCAATACAGCGATAGGTTTTGCTTTTCATTTCTTTACTCCAAACTTTTCTGAGATTGCTCGACGAATTTCTGGCGCTAAATGCAAAGCCTCAATCACCTCTTTGATCCCGTCCGCGCGTCCGGCGTCGTAGCCCTCGGCAAACGAAAGCCGCAAAAGTTCTGGGAGCCTGTTCATCGGCAGCGGAAACGCTGGGTGTGCGCCCTTAGTGCAGCCATCCGCCCATACATTCGCAAGCTCATCGCGTCTCGTGGTCATTGAATTACCGACTCCTGCTGGATCGTTGAGGGTACCGGGATCGCCGCTTCCCACTTGGTTTGGTCTGCCGTTTGCTTAAACCTTCGCTCTAGGTAAGCGATCTCATTCTTTGCCATGCGTAGGTCCTCAAGCAATCGGTGCCGACCTTGCGCTCGATCCACCTGAGCTCTACGGTTCCGTCAGTCATGCTTGTTCTTTCTCGTGAACACAAAGCACTCCGCACTCTATGTCTGGTTCTTTGATTCCTCTTCCCATGTCCGGTGGTAGCTCGTCGAGAAAGAACCTTACGCGCTTTCCGCCAGCTTTTGAACTCAGGATGTTCACCCCCATCAGGCGCTCTTGCTTCGCCATTCTTTCAAACGCTTCTGGGAAGTCCCTCTTGATGTTGTTCCAGTACCCAGCGCCGCCCTTCACGCACCCGACACAGTTGTTGTTCTTGTAGCCTAGTCGGTACATCGCGGGGATCTCTATGCTCGCTTTTACGATCAACTGCTCGCAGTCTCGCTTCGTGAGTCCGCGCTCGTGCAATGGGAATCTGACATAGAGCTCTGGAGATTCTTGTCGGAGGCGTTCTATGCGATGCGCTTCGTCAAATGTGAAACCAAAGACATGAGTGTCGTCTGGTTTCTCATACGCCCTTCGCACGTTCTTCTTCAGCTCGGTAGTGCATCTGGCTCCAGACGGTCCTACGAGCCAGCCCGTCTTGTTGAACACGTCGAAGATGTCAGTGTACTTGTCTGATTTGATGATCTTAATCTCTTGGCCTATCCACGCCGAAACGTCACGCAAGAATCTAAGGTTGTCCGGGTGCTCATACTTCAGCGTGTCGCAGTAAAGAACCTCGCACGCCCCAGATTCAACGGCAATCTTTGCCGCTACCGCACTTGCAATGCCGCACGAAAACCACGCCAGAGTCCGGGGCTTTGTCACTGTACCGGCTGCGCTTTCTCTACCGTCGCACTCACGGGCTTGGCGTACTTGTACTTTTCTTCCATGAACTGCGTCGCGCGCCTTTGCAAAAAAGCATTCTCGCCGATCAAGCGGCGGTTTTCACACTTAACGCGCTCAAGCGCTGACTCTAGCTGCTCGTTACGCTTTTCAACCTTGTGGCAAATGTAAATCACCACGCTAAAGAGCATACAAAAAGCTATTGTTAGGCCGTCTAACCACATAAATCCCCCAAAATAACCGCCCACCAAGCACAGAAGTCATTCAGTTTTTGGCGAGCGGCATTCTCATCCCGGCTAGAGGACCGGGCCTTGAATCTCTTATCTAAACATCCCGCGCCTGATCGGCGGGCTACACACTTGGCACTCAACTTGTGAGTGATACCAACCATGCTTTGCGCAGCGGTGTCCGCGGCTAGACGGCGTTACAGCAATTCGATCCGAAGTACTCACCGCAGTCTTTACAGGATTCAAACTCAGCGTGCTCTCTACACTCGGTGCAGATATCGGTGTCGTTTGCGCCGACGGTACTGACGATAATGTTTCGATGAGTGCAGCTTTTGTTGACGTTGCTGGCGTCGGCGGCGTCGGTAGTGTTGTCCATTTGTTTTCCTCTAGTTTTTTATGCCGTTTTTTCTCGCGCTGATCCCGAATCACTTGGGTATTACAGGCGATGCAGCGAGATTGATGACCGTCTAGCTTTTTATAAAACTCGCTAAGCTCTTTGGTTTGATGACAGTTTGAGCAGCGCTTAGTCATTCTCAAACATCCCAAACATCTCGCCTAGCTCAGCAACGTATTCGTGCCGTGCCGGAAGTACGCCCTTCAGCTCGTACATTCGATCGGTTATTTCCATTCCCACTTCTCCATTGAGCGCGAGAAGTACATCGCTAACTGCCTGGTCATATCCCATTGTGAATAACTCTATTGAAGCCGCTCTATCGTCCTGAACAAATCCACAATGTTCAGAGAATTTTTCCACCGCTTGGTCGCGTCTATTCTTCATTTCATTTCCCGTTTCGTTAAAAACGACCGTTTATAAAGCTTAAAAAGCTCGTCTTGAGTTAAGTGAAATAGCTGCGCGGCCTTAAGCGCAACGCCCGCACTAGGCTCCACGCCTTGCTCGATTTTAGATAACGTCGCCTGAGATACGCCCAATACTTCGGCCAGCTCTTGCTGGGTCTTTTTGTGATCTTTACGCTGACGCTTTAACCATTTGCCAAATGGGGTCATGAGAGTGCCCCTTCGATTTTCTTAAGCGCCCACGCGCCTAAAGATATCGTGCCGATCACCGGAATGATTGCGACCGAGAATGCGCAGAATAGGGGGGCTAAAAATAGCAGAGACACTCCGCCCAAGAGTTTCTTTACGCTGTCTTGGGGTGTGTCCAGAATCCGGCCTCTCATACGGTTTCCTTAAGTCTATGGCTCGAAACCCATTTGAGGATTTTGCCGTTTGGCGTCTCAAGCTCAACTTCGGCGTCAAGCGTAGGGTGATCCCGAAGGCGCACGACTTTTACGACGTGGAAGCGCTTAGGTTTTTTCGATTCAACCGTCGGCGTCCAATAAAGCTCTTTACCTAAATGCTGCGCAATCGCATGCTCGGCTAATTGAAGCGCCCTAGCTTTTTCAGACTTATAATCCCGGCGCTGGCCCATGCCTTTAACTGGGATTGCAGCTACCTGACCCGCCCCCCGGCAAGTTGAGCAAGTCTCAGTCACCGTGCCCAAGTCATCGTCGTAGCGCTCGCGCTCTTGAGCCCCGGCGCATCCGGGGCAAACCAAGGTATCCATTACTTAGATTTCCGTTTGGCTTTAGCCGGAGCCTTGTCGGTTGACGGCGGCGCTACAGGCAGCATGGCCGATGCTTCGGGCGCAGCGACGTAAAATTTACGGTTTAAATTAGCGGCCAAAGCCGAGTTAAGTGCGGCCTGCATAAAGCATAAAGCAGGCAATTCCATAGTCGACCAATTGACCGAAAGACCGCCTTGCTCGTCGATCGATACGGCAATCGCCGCAGTCGGATTTTTGCTCAATGCGTCGGTTAGAACGTCTTTAGCCGTACTCGTCATAGGTCCACACCCTCACGTTTGTATTATTTAATTATACCGCATCTGTAATAATTCAAAATCAAATATTCGATATTAAATAGACGCGGGGGGCCGTATAGCGGGCATGGGGCTTGCCTATAGGCGGTCTTATGGACACCAAAAACGTGATTTCAATAGTGGATTATATGGCTAACGTCAGACGCTTAAACGATTTAAGGGCGCGTATAAAAGAGCGGGAGCTATGCGAGAGCGTTGCCGAGGCCGCGAGCGAGCTTGAGATAGGGGACACTAAACACGTTGTCCGAGTCGGAAATCAGGACTACATGGTTTGGATTAAGCCAGTGGGCTAGGCGGCTTTTCGGCTACGTGCGGGCGCTTTGGTCTCATAGAACGTCCCGGGCTCGACGCTTAGCGCGGCGGCAATCTGCTCAAGCGCTTCATAGCCAGGTAAAGCCTCGCCGTTTATATATTTACTGACTATGGACTGGGTCATGCCGAGCTTTGCGGCAAACTCGTTTTGATTCACGTTTAGCTCAGTGAAAAGCTCGAGTAAGCGTTTAGCGAAAAACCCTTTTGCCTGATATTTGAGTTTGCGTCGGCGCACGTTTCGGTCCCTTTAGTTACTTGATGTAGTGGGTTCAATTCCTAATACTATGAATTTACCGCTCTCGCTCATCGGTTCGCGCTCGCCAATTTTTACGCCGTCGACGTATCTTTTGGTAAGGGCTTCAACTACTGAGTGAGCGTCGATTTGGATAATCTCACCGTTTGAGCAGTGAATCGTAAACCGTCTCTTTTCGTCTTTTATTTCCGCCTTGGTCATATTACTCGCAGTCCTTTAGGTTGATTTCTTTATGCGTAAGCTTTTTGTATTCGGCCTTTTTATAGGCGAGTAGCTCCTCGTTTTGGACGACGACGTTACCGGCCACGTTTAGGTTGTGTATGTTTTGGGTGCCCGAGACCGACGCGACTTTGCGCTCGTGAGCAATAATTGCTTTACCTTGTTTGATTTGGTTAATCGCGCCGCACGCCGCTTGCTTTACTCCGGCAGGGGAGCGGATATCCGCCTCGCCTTGACCTTGTTTATCGACGAGAGCTGCAACGTGGTTAACTCGGTCTTCAATTGCTTTGTTTTCAACAAAACTGTTTAAAGCATCACAAGCATCTTTGTCATTATCGTCGTTGCAAGCCTTTCTGGCGCGTTCACACAAGCGTTGCATTTCATCCAGCGACTGTTTAAATTTCTCGCCATCGTAGCGACCGCCAGACTGCTCTATATTTTCAGCAAAGGTTGAATTAAAGCCGCTAGTGAAAGCCGAAAAATCCTTTTGCCATTTATTGGGAGCATCACCTGCAAATGCAGCAGTGGGGGCTAAAGCGATTATCAAACATGCGATATATTTTGTGTTCATACTTAAATGGTATATTCGAATGCTAATAAGTAAATAGAGTTTAAAAACCGTGAAAATCAAAGGGTTAGAGCCGTTTTTGGCTCATGTGGCAGGATTTACCCACCTACATCGTCACTAGCTTGCGTAGGTTATCGCCGCCAGAAACCCTAAAGCGGAGTAGGGCTTGCGTAAGCGCGTCGACACAATCGTCATGGCGGCCGTTAGGAAAGCTGCATAATTCCTCGACCAAATCACCAACCCAAGGCGCAATCGATGGGTCGGGTAAGTAGACGTTGCCTGATTCAATATCGGGCGAGACGGCAAAGAGCCGCGTTTCTTTTGAAGTCTTTGGATTAAACGGAATGAGCCCAGATATCTCGCGCCTGAGTGTCGCAATCGCTGCCGCGCCGTTTGCCTTTTCCTCGACCACTTTTGAATACGCATCGGGATGTTTAAACGCCATTTGTCTTATAGCCTGAATGGTCGCGGGGAAATCCATACGGGCCCTGACTTGATCGATTAGATATTTGTCAGCGCCTACGGCCCCCCATACTTGGCCGACCACATAGTCGGATGATTCTTTATCGGTAAAGGTTAAGTCCCAACTCATGAGCTTTTCGTTAAAGCGTGTGGGTAACTGTTTATAGTATTTAAGCCACGACCGTTTGATTGTATTTCCTTCAAGGCTTTGCGGGTCGGCCTGATAAAGCGCCTGAAAGATGCGGGAGCCCATTTGAGCTTTCATTTGCTCGAGCTCCACGATTGAAAACATTTCAGGCCATAAAGCGCTACCGTCAGGCGAGATTGCCGGTAACTTTAAGACGCTCCATTCGTTAGGCTGCGCTTGAGATAGCTTGAGGCCAATATCGTTTAGCGTCCAAAGCGTGTTGACAATAAACATGGGCGCGCCCGTTAAGCGCCGAGTGTAAAAGGTGCCAGAAAACCATGCCTCGATTGTCTCTTGATAAGCCGTACTCATCGCCTGCTCGAGACCTTTGTAACCGTCGTCTAATATAAGAATCGACGCGGATTTACCTGTAAGTGATCCGCCGACGCCGACCGCAAAAAATGAAGACCCGTTATTTAAATGAAAACGTGTTTTCGACGACGAATCGGTCGCTACCGAAACGTGCGGAAAAACTTTCCGATAAAGGTCTGATTCAAAAATGCTTCGCGTGCGTCGTCCTAAGTCTAATGAAAGCTCTGACGAGTAACTCGCCACAATTACGTGATAGCTCTCATATTTAGTCATGAGATAGGCTGGCAATAAGTTTGAAAACAGATAGCTTTTGGAATGCCTCGGGGGCATTGCGGCGAGCGCCTTTCCGCTTGGTTTTAAAATTGTGTCCTCGATAAGCCGGATCATTTCGAGGTGATGTTTGGCTATCTGAAATTCGGGACAAACGATTTCGATAAAGTTTTGAAAGGACTTGAGTGCGATGGATTGGGCTAAATTAATTAGCTCGGCGTTATTTAGATCCACCGACAGGTCTTCCGGATTTCAGACTTTTGCGGCTTAACGCTAACTCGGGCGCTTTACCGAGCTTTAAACGATTCCAAATCGTGCCGGTAGAAATCCCCATTTCTCGCGCCCACTCGGCCATTGTTTGAGATCGGCCAAATGCATGAATCGTTCGCGAAGACCGACGATTGTTACATTGCTGAATGCGCGTAGCCCATCGGCAGTTTTCTTTATAATAACCCTTATTGTTATCAATTCGATCTAAGGACATTCCTTCGGGTCTTGGGCCCATGTCCTCAAAAAAACCTTCAAATGTTTTCCACTTTTCGCAAACGGTAATGCCGCGCCCTAAGTAGTTTCGCGTGGCTTGATTGTTTTTATTTGAGCACCGCTGAATCATG